TTTTAAAATGACATGAAACAAATTATATGGTTATTAATTGCGATAGCATTAATAATCAGCTTTACATACTATGTTGAAGCAACTGAACTCATGGTCATGCAATATAACGAAAGCGTTAGAATTGTATTATCTAAAGAAAAATGTCCTAATGGCGAAGGCTTCATAGCAATTGCACAAAGGATAGATAAAGAAATTATGAAAGCGTGTTGGACCCCTAAAGGGAACCTAATCCATATTCAATGGGAAGGTGGCGATTTTAGTGACTTTGAAATATCAAGATTTTATCCTGTGGAGATTAAATAATGGATTTATCTAAATTAACTAGCATGATGTTTCCTGTAATAGTTTCTGCTATTGCATGGATGCTATCATCACTATCAGGTATGCAAGCTGATCTTATTGATATTAAATCAAAAATGCCTGCGCTTATAACTGCTCAAGGCGTCCCAACTGACAGTCCTATATCAGCAGAAGCAAGAGCTAAACTTAAAGAAGAAATTAGAGCTCAAATGGGTGAACTCAATGTTCGCATTCGTATACTTGAGGAACATGAAAAATCAAAAGGATATAAATAATGTTTAGTTTGCTTGGGTCGTTATTAGGTTTTACAACATCAGCACTTCCATCATTGCTTAATTTCTTTCAACAAAAATCTGATCAAAAACATGAGCGAGAAATGGCTCAGTTACAGATTGACCGTGAGTTGGCATTAGCCGAAAAAGGCTTTGCATCACAAGAACGAATAGAAGCTATTAAGTTAGAAGAAATACAAACACAAGCACAAACTGATGAGATGGTTGCTTTGTATGCTAATGATTCAAAAATATCAGAGGATGATAAAGCATCTCCATGGGTACATACAGCAAGAGCCGCTGTTCGACCTGTAATCTCATTAGGTCTATTTGCCTTGTTTGTAGTTATAGAAATTGCTAGTTTTGTATATGGATGGCGCACGGGTATGGATGCAGGTGAATTAATTGACATTATATGGGACGATCAGACACAACAAATTTGGTCTGCCATCATCATGTTCCATTTTGGTTCACGAGCTTTTGCAAGGAAATAAATGCGTGTTTCAAGTGAAGGACTTAGGCTTATTAAGCACCATGAGGGCGTTAGAGCAAAGCCTTACAAGGATTGCATTGGTCTATGGACAGTTGGAGTTGGTCACCTTATTGGTAACGGCAAGTCTCTTCCTGACGCTTGGGATAGAGTACTTACTTTAGATGAAATAGATGCGCTCCTTGTACGGGATCTCAATAGATTTGAAAGAGGAGTTGCTATGCAACTTCCTGTGTCTCTTAGACAATGTGAATTTGATAGTCTTGTGTCTTTTGCTTTTAACCTTGGTTTGGGCACACTACAAAGATCAACCCTCCGTCAAAAGATCCTTAGAGGCGATAAAAAGGGCGCTGCAGAACAGATTTTAAGGTATAATAGGGCAGGCGGGAAGATTGTAAAAGGTCTTGTAAAACGTCGTAACGATGAATATCAATTATTTTTACGAGGTTAAGTAATGACCACCGCAGTAGCCATGACATATAATAGCTTGGTTGAAAACATTCAATCATACCTTGAGCGTACAGACACAGCTACGCTTGATAAAATTCCTCTTTTTATTATGTTAGCAGAGCAAGTCATTGCGTCTGAAATTAAATTTTTAGGCAATCTCAATGTAGCTAACTCAGCTTTTACAGCATCACAAAACACGCTACAAAAACCTGCTCGTTGGCACAAGACTGTGTCTATGAATGTTACTGTAGCAGGTGAACGTCAACCTGTCTTACTTCGCAAGTATGAATATCTTAGAGAGTATTGGCCTGACGACACACAAACAGGTGTCCCTAAATTCTATTGCGATTACAACTACGACAATTGGTTAGTCGCTCCTACTCCTGCATCAACCTATAGCTTTGAAGTCTTATACTATGAGCGCGTACAACCACTCGACTCTAATAATCAAACTAATTGGTTTACTATCTATGCTCCACAAGCATTGCTTTATGGATCATTGCTACAAGCTATGCCATTCCTAAAAAATGATGAGCGTACACCTATGTGGCAAGCACAATACCAAGCTATTATGAATACGCTTAAAACAGAAAACACTCAACGAATTGGAGACAGACAGGCAACTGTTCTTGATACATAAACATGACTACATATACCTCACCCTTTGCAGGAGACGTTGTTTTACCCACCGATGTAAGTTACGCATCGTATCCAATCTCTGCTGATCTAACGCTTGTATGGCCTATCAATGGAAATATATCAACAAACGTAGCGGCTCGTATTATGGACATCACACCATCAACAAGTGGTTTGTCTGTACTTATGCCTCCTGCAAATCAAGTATCAGTAGGTCAAGACGCATTTATTAAAAACCCAAGTGCGTATACCTTAACTATTAAAAGCTCTACAGGAGCTACATTAGGTACTATTACCGCGGGTGGTACAAGATACTTCTATATCACTAACAACTCTACCGCTTCAGGTACATGGTCAAACATTGCACTAGGTATTGGTACATCCTCTCCTGACGCAACAACATTAGCAGGATATGGCTTACAAGCTTCAGGTGCAACACTTAACCAAACAGCTCCCGTATCAAGCGTTACCTCAGGATATACATTTTTATCAACTGATAGAGCTCAAACAAAGGTTTGGGGTGGTGGTACAGGGGCTGCTACGTTACCTGCGGCTTCTACACTAGGTAATAATTGGTTTTGTTTCTTTAAGAATAATGGTACAGGAACACTAACTATATCGACTACAGGAACCAATACACTTGACCTTGGCGCCTCTAAAGCATTTCAGCCTAATGAGTCATGTATTATAGTTTGCGATGGATCAAATTTTGTGTCCGTAGGTTATGGAGTAAGCACTAGATTCTTATTCTCATCAATTACTAAATCAGTTACTTCAGGATCTTACTCATTAACCGCAACTGAAGGAACGTCTCTTATCCAAGAGTATGTAGGTACATTATCAGGTAATGTTACTGTTACATATCCTCCTGTCGTTGCTTTCTATATTGTAAGTAACCAAGTAACCGCAGGCGGTTATACACTTACCATTACAACAGGGGTACCAGGAGGAGCTAATGCAACAATTGCAGCAGGTAATCAATCTACACTTATCTGTGATGGTGTTAACTTTTATAACGCTAATACAGTTCAAGCAGGTGCTTCTGTTAATGCTTTAGCTAATGGTAGCGTTGGATCTCCATCCCTTTACTTTGCATCAGAACCTACAACAGGTGTTTATAGAGCAGGTGCAGGTGCTTGGGATATTTCTATACTAGGTACTAATCGATTTGAAGTAAACGCGTCAGGAATTACCGTCAATGGAACGGGAACATTCAGTGGAGGGGTTCTTGGCGGAGTCTTTACCTAATGACAAAAAAGGTTTTTGCACTCGATACCCAACCAGGCATTCAACGAGATGGGACTGTATTTGACAGATCTGTTTACAATAGTGGTCAGTGGGTAAGATTTCAACGCGGTCGCCCTAGAAAAATATTGGGTTATCGTGAGATTACTAACAACTTTGCAGGTCCTTCTCGCGGTGTATACTTAGATCCACAAGGTACTTTTAATAGGGTTTTTAGCGGGTATAACAATGGGGTTCAAGGCTTACTCATCAATAATCTTGGCATTGGTACAGGTGTCGTTGATTTTACTCTTTCAGATTTCACCGCAAATAATGCTAACCTTTGGCAATTTGATTCAACATTTGATGCTCAGGGTAGCGGTGATCAAACACTTCTTGCGCACCCTGGTTTAAATTTAAACGACATAGCAAACGAAACTACTACGCCTGTATTAGGTGGAAACATTACAGGTAGTTCTTTATCTGCTATCGGTGTATTTACAGCGGTAGGTGGTACTACAAACGGATCTCCTACATTTACACTAGCCTCTACTAATGCATTAATAGGTGCAGGACAAACAGTAACGGGTACAGGTATTCCTGCAAGTACAACCGTAGTATCAGTTGTAAGTTTAACCGTGACTTTATCTAATAACGCAACGGTTACAAACGCAACCGCTACACTAACCTTTGATAATCAAGTTGATGTATCGGGTGGAGTAGTTGTATTGCATCCATACACGTTTGTCTATGGAAATAATGGATTAATTAAAAATAATTCAGCAGGTAATTTAGATGATTGGGTTTCTGCTGACGCA